TTAAAATCCCTCGGCGTTCGCGCTGTGCGGGTTCAAGTCCCGCTCCGGGTACCATGGGGAAGATAAGAATAAAATCAAAGCAATAAGCAGTGTCGTGAAACCACCTTCGGGTGGTTTTTTTGTATTTGTATTTTGTGCAATGGCGGTGGAGTGGCGATGGTGTGGCGATATGCAGAAACAATAGTAGTGCACGTGCTGTTTAAACTCTAAGGATGAAGCCGAATTCTCCTGCAGCTCCTCCGTATTTCGCATAGTGAACTAGGACCTCGGTTAAACAAAAATTTTTCTGGGATTTTTCCACTCGACTTCATTTTTCCTCCTGCCATCCACCAAAAGGTACCTGCGCTAATCTGTCTTTTTTAATCTGATAACATCCTGAGAAAAGGCAAATTCGTCAGATTTACTGTTTTTCTGCTGCCTCGAATGCCGATGTCTGCAGCACTGATAAGAGCTCTATCTCTTTGATATAGATCTTTTTTTTGATGAATTGCACGGCATATTATCGTTATGACACCTTCTTGTTAAAGGTGTTGTACTCCACATCTCGATTTTATGATGTGGGTTATGATTGGTTAGTAATAGAGTGTATCGGTATGCGATGTGGTTTATTAATGGCAATCTGTTTTTGTTTGGTATCTTTTAGTGGGTATGCAGCAACAGGAAAGTCTGATGCTCAGATCAAGAAAGAAATAATTAAAGAATCCATTGAATCGTATCCAGGCAATTGTGCGTGTCCTTATAATCATGCAAGGAATGGTAGTAGATGTGGTAGACGCAGTGCATATAGCCGTACTGGAGGGTATGACGTGGTATGTTATGAGAGTGATGTTACGGATGAAATGATCCGGCAATGGAAGCAGGAGAATGCTGAGTAATCACTTTTAACTGGTTTGTTTTGCGAGCATTATGTGTGTTGTTAACGGTACCTTAGCTAAGTGAGAGCTCCAAAAGAAAACCCGCAGTTTTTACGCTGCGGGTTTTCTTGTTTGTGTCCATGGGATAGGGTGCCACTTCGGCCAGCCTTAGCAACCGATTGACGGGGGATTGCTCCCCCGTCGCGGTTTCCTTACTGCTTACACTGTAAGAACGCCGCAAACTCCGCTCCCCAGAAGCTCATCCGTATTTCACACAGCGAACCGTGCAGCATCCAGATGATGAGGATTACCGTCACGCAGAACGTGATGGCCATAAGCGATTTTTGCGACATAGCGCTTGCTCCTTTTTTGGGGAGGCGCTAACCTATCACTTGCTAAGGTTAGATGGTCAGGGCCTCGGTTAAACAGAAATGTTTTCCGGGGCCTTTCCACATCTGGCCTTCGGGTATTCCCTCCAGCCATCAGCCGAAAGGCACCCGCGCGTAATTTATCGCTTTTTTGTTACTCCGGCAATTCAGCCTGTTAATTCTGAGGTAAGGGCAAACTCATCTGGTTGTTTCCCCTGTGTGAAGCTGGTAGCTCATTCCACGGGATGCCCTCTGAAGAGTGAACGCCGGGGGCGTGTTTCGATGTGAATTTATGGAAAGCCTCCAGTGTTGAGAAGCATACGCCGCATTCCAGGTTGTTACACTGGTAATATTTTTTCCGTACGGTATCTGAATCATTTTCCGAACGACTGGTGCGGATACGGGCAGATGCGCCACAAAGCGGACAACGGAACATGGCAACCCCCTTAACGTAGTGCTGCCGCTATTCTAAGTTGCTCACTCTGTTTCTGCTATCCATTCCGGGATTTTTGCTTCAAGCTCAAGCTGTGTGGTAAAACCACTGTTATCAATAGAATGCTCAACTTTTGCAATAATCCAGTCCTGATTGTCGATGTCGCTTTTAAAGCCTGCCACCGTGCCATGCATTTCGGGGTAGAGTTCAGCGCGACCACGTGCCAGCGTGATGGAGAATGATGCGGCTCCGCGTTGTAGCTGCTGCCACTTTGCCGCCGCTGCGCGTCTTGCTGCCTGCTCGTTCTGATAAGTCTTGCGTAACACAAACACGTTGCCTTCCGCGCCTGCCATATAGTCGCCTTCCCGGCTGCTGCTTTTCTCCTTTTTCGGTTTGCGGCGTTTCACGCTGACTTTTTTCTTTTTCCCGTAATTAAGATCAAGCCAGTAGGCGCGTACACCTGTATACGCCTCGCGGTCAGCAATGCGAAACTGATGGCGATCGCCGCTGCTGCGTGTGATGGCAAACGATGGCAATGGTTTTCCCTGCGCGTTCACGCCACCACCTGGCATGATGAATAACAGATTACCGCTTTTTACCGTGGTGATTGCGCCCAGCATTTCCGCCATGCGTGTAAGGAAGGACATGTCGCTTTCTTCGGTCTGGTCAGCGTGGTCGATTTCAATATCCATCAGCATTTCGCTGATTTGCGGTTTCAGGCCGTATCGGTGAGCAATTGCAGACACCACGCGTTCAACGGTTACATCATGCCAGGATACTTCGCGCTTGACGTTAAATTCATCCCGAAAATCTGCGCTTCTGGCTGAAATGGTCAGTCTGTCGGGCGGTCCTTCATGAGCAATTTCATCAACAATGTAAGTGCCTTTTTCTGTCAGCGGTTCGCCTTTCCAGCCAATGAGAACCGTCAGGCGAGCGCCCCGTGGCGGCAACTGCAACTGACCATCAGCATCATCCAGCGTGATGGTGAGCTGGTCTGCTTCAAATCCCCGGTTGTCGGTCAGTGACAGGCTCATCAGGCGTTCTGCCACACCGGACAGCGTTTTCCCCTCCGCGAGAATATCAAAATCAGGCATCTTCACGGGGTCAGTACTCTGGTTGAACAGTTGCATGGTGGTGTCAATCATCGGCTCCCTCCCTGTGCAGCATGGTCGCATGTGTGTGCGGGCGGGGTTACTGCTTTTTGTTGTCGCCGGGCGGCAAGAACGGCGCAGGGATGAGATTACGCGCGTGGTGGGTGATGATTGTTGCCGAATCATTTAACGGATACAAGGGGCTAACTATGAGTGAAACTCGCTTTCATGGCGCCCGCGTTACGGAAAGTACCGACCTGGTAACAGCAATTAACGACGTTGATTCCAGCGTTATCGGTATCGTGGCAACGGCGGACGATGCGGACGCGAAGCTGTTCCCGCTGAACAAGCCTGCATTAGTGACCCGCGTCAATGACGTGCTGGGAAAATGCGGGACAACGGGGACGCTGTACCGTGCGCTGAAACCCATTGCAGACCAGGTGAGCACAAAGGTGATCGTCGTTCGCGTGGCTGAACACAAAGAAGAAGACGGAAAAACACAGGATCAACTGGTTATCGGTGGTTCTGAATCCGACGGCAGCTATACGGGGATGTATGCGCTGCTTGTTGCAGAGCAGGATGAAAGCATCGGATACCGTCCGCGTATTCTGGCCGCGCCGGGGCTGGACACGGAGGCGGTGACAAAATCCCTGTGCGTGATTGCAGGTAAACTGCGCGCGTTTGTGTATGCCTCCTGTCATGGCTGTAACACGATGGCTGAAGCCATTGCATACCGTGAAAAATTCAACGAACGCGAGCTGATGCTCCTGTGGCCGGACTTCATCGCTTACAACCCGAAAAGTGGCGAGAATGAGGTTTTCCCCGCGCCAGCCTATGCGTGCGGCCTTCGTGCGTACATTGACCATGAGCAGGGCTGGCACAAATCGCTGTCCAACGTTCCGGTCAAAAATGTGCTGGGGATGTCCAGGCATGTGTTCTGGTCGTTGCAGGCTGCTGACAGCGATGCCAACAGCCTCAACAACAAAGAAATCACAACCATCATTCGCCGCAACGGGTTCCGCTTCTGGGGCAACCGCACACCGGAAACGAATGCCTACATCTTTGAGGTGTATACCCGAACCGCACAGGTGCTGGCTGATTCAATTGCGGAAGCGCAGTTTGAAACCATCGACAGTCCACTGACGCCCGCGAACGTGAAGGACGTCATCAGTGCCATCAGGGCAAAACTGGATTCGCTGGTTACTGCCGGGAAACTGATTGGCGCATCGTGCTGGTATGACATCGTGGATAACAGCACCACAGAATTACGACAGGGGCGCGTGCGTATTCGCTATAAATATACGCCCGTTCCTCCGCTGGAAGATATGGAGCTTTACCAGGCGTTCACTGATGAGTTCTTTGGTCCTGCATTTGCAGTGCTTGGAGGTGCTTAATGGCCGTACCAAAACATCTTCGTTTTTTTACGCTGTTTGTGGATGGTGAAAATGAAGTGGGTAAGGTGACGTCTGTCACCCCGCCTAAACTGACGCGTAAAACCGACAGCTATCGTGGTGGTGGCATGCTGGGAGCGGTGAGTATCGACCTCGGCCTGGACGATTCCGCGCTTGATGCGAGTTTTGTCATGGGTGGCGCCGTTCGTGCGCTGTTCCTTAAATATGGCGGAACAATGGACGGCACGCTGCTGCGTTTTGCGGGTGAATACTACACCGATGCAGAAAGCGACCTGTATGAAATCGAGATGCGCGGGCGTGTGACGGAAATTGATATGGGGGAGGCCAAACAGGGCGAAGCCACGTCACACACTTACGCTGTCAAAAACACCTACTACAAGCTGAGTATTAACGATCGTCCGGTGTGGGAAATTGACCTGGTGAACCACATCTACCGGAAGGATGGCAAGGACATTGTACCCGACCGCATCCGCTCCGCGCTCGGGCTCGGCTGATAAGTAATATGCAGGCGGCGCAGTGCGTCGCCTCTGACTGAAAGGAGTTTTCTGATGAAAGAGACGAAAAATACCGATACTGAAAACGCTGTGGTGGTTGCTGATACTGCGAAAGAAACCAGCGAGCGCGGCGTAAAACTTACCCTGCCAATTGAGCGAGGCGACGAAAAAATCACGTATGTGGAGATCACCGGGGCTATTGAGCAGGCTGGATCCCTGCGTGGTCTGTCGCTGTCTGATGTGCTGAATCTGAAAGCGGAATCCATGTTTACGCTGTTGTCACGCGTGACATCACCGCGACTGGATGAAGTGACGATCAAAAAAATGGCATCCCGTGACTTTATTCAGTTATGTGTGGTTGCCGTAAATTTTTTGAGCGGTGCGGACTCTGGCGGGAAGAACGAACAGGCGACGGAAGCCTGATCACGGTTGTGTGCTTTGAGCACATAGAAGACTTTGTGGCAGATATTGCCGTTATTTTTAACTGGTCGCCCGCCGAAATCTTCATGATGACGCCCGGCGAAGTGGTTAGCTGGCGTGAGCGGGCGGCACTTCGCAGTGGGAATGCAGACGATGAAGACTCTTGACATTCGGGTCGCCTTCAGTGCTGTTGACAGGCTGACCCGGCCAGCCGAAAACGCCCGCCGCCTGATGGGACAGTTTGGTGACTCCATCCAGCGAACGCAGGGGGCGATCAAAAATCTCGAGCGTCAGGCGCGTTCATTTGAGCGCGCCCGCGATGCTGTCAGTAAAGCGGATGCTGGCATCGTGAAAGCACGACGCCAGCTTAACGCCCTTCATCAGTTACAACGCACGGGTACTGTGCTCAGCGAAAAACAACAAAGGCTGATGCAGCAGTTAAGCACCCGGCTTGAACGCCTGAATGAATCGCGTACGCGGGAAATTCAGAAAATGCGGGAGCTTGGCGGAGAGCTTAAACGCCACGGTATTTCCCTGACAGGCAGCGATAACACCATCCAGCAGGCCATCAGACGCACCGAACAGTACAACAACCAGCTTGAACGCGAACGACAGGCGCTTGCGCGTGTAACGCGGGCGCGTGAGCGGTATTCACGCGCGCAGGAAACTGCGGGAAAACTGAAAACAGGTGGTGCGCTGGCAACTGGTGCGGCAGCGGCTGGCGGCTATGCTGCCGGGCGTTTTTTGCAGCCCGCTATCGGATTCGGGAAAGAGATGTCCCGTGTGCAGGCGCTGACGCGAATTGACCAGAACAGCCCGCAGTTTAAGGCGCTGCGTGAGCAGGCGCTAAAGCTCGGCTCTGAAACGCAGTTTACTGCGAGTGATGCCGCCAGTGGGCAGGCATTTCTTGCTATGGCTGGCTTCACACCAGAAGCCATTCAGGCTGCGCTTCCCGGCGTGCTGAGCATGGCAACGGCTGGCGGTATGGACCTTGGCGAGACGGCTGATATTGGCTCAAATATCCTGACGCAGTTCGGCCTCTCTGCTGACCAGATGGACCGGGTCGGCGACACACTTACTGCGGCGTTTACCCGTACTAACACCGACCTTCGCGCGCTGGGCGAAACCATGAAATATGCAGGTCCGGTGGCGGGTAAGCTGGGAATATCGCTGGAGCAGGCCGCAGCGATGGCGGGCGTGCTGGCGAATATGGGTATCAGAGGGAGTGATGCCGGGACAGCAATGCGTGCCAGCCTTGCTCGTCTGGCATCACCGCCAAAGGCGGCAGCAGAGGCGCTGAAAGAGCTTGGTGTGGCTGTCTCTGATGCGAACGGCAAAATGCGCCCGATGGAGGATGTGCTGGCCGACCTTTATAAAGCCACCCGCAAATACGGGGAAGTTGACCGGGTATCGTTCTTTAAGGACATAGCCGGAGAAGAGGCCTTCACGTCATTTATGGCCCTCGTTGATGCGGCAGGTGACGGTTCTCTGCCCAAACTGAGAAAAGAACTTGAAGGCGCACGCGGTGAGGCTGAACGCACGGCAAAGGTTATGGCCAATAACCTTGATGGCGACCTGAAATCACTCGGCAGTGCATGGGAGGGGCTGCGTATCCGCATTGCGGATCTGATTGACGGTCCGCTGCGCTCTGTCACGCAGTGGCTCACTCGGGTGGTCTCAAAGGTGACGGAGCTGGCGCAGGCCCATCCGGCATTGACGCGCCAGCTACTGATTGCAGGCGGTGCGCTGCTGGCAATGACTGCAACGGTTGGCTCGTTGTCACTGGCTCTTGGGGTGCTTGCTGGCCCGCTGGCAAAACTGCGTCTTGGTTTTTCCCTCCTGACCGGATCAATGAATGCTGTCAGGGTCCTACCAGCGCTGTGGGGAATGGTGGAGGGTTCCGTCTCTTTACTGGGAGGCGCTATCGGGGCGTTGTTCAGCCCGGTCGGTCTTATCGTAGCTGCGCTTGCCGGAGCTGCCGTTCTCATCTGGAAATACTGGGACCCAATCAGGGCATTTTTTGCCGGGGTGTTCAGCGGGATTATGGAGCGGCTGGCCCCGTTACGCGAAACCTTTGAACGGTTTGGCCCTGTTTTCGAACTGGTTCGTGATGGCGTGATTCAGGTCTTTAACTGGTTTACATCGCTGCTGTCACCGATGGAATCCAGCAAGGAAACGCTGGATAAATGCACCAGTGCTGGCGAGGTATTCGGCAACGTTCTTGGCGGTGCGTTACAGCTTGTCCTGACGCCTGCAAAAATGCTGCTGGATACGCTGGCATGGATACTGGAAAAACTTGGTGTCCTTCCAGATGAAGCGGAAAGGGCGAGAAAGAAAATCGAAGACGCGCAGCGTGCGGCCATTCTTCAGGACAAGGTTGCTTTGCTTCAGGGGGACCTGGCAAAAATCAATCCACCGAAGTCTGCGGAAACAGGGACCGGAGGCGATAAGCCTAAAGACAACAAGCCGCTCACGGACAACAACACTGGCACGCTGCGCAGGCTCAGCAAAATTGCAGATAACACAGGCAAGCTGGTTGATGAGACGAAAAAGCGTATCGGCCCCGGTGATATTGTCTTTAAGAATTTGCCCCGTGCGCTTGCTGTTCGTGGGGAGTGGCAGGAGCGAAAGGTTGCGCAGAGCAACAAGGCTCTTCCTGCAATCAATATCACTCCCGCGCCCCCGGCTCCGTTATCTCCGGCGCTGCCCCCTGTTGTTGCAGCAAGCTCCCGTCCGGTCGTGGAGGCCGCACGTGCGCCAGTTGCGCCCGTTTCCGCATCTTCCCGCAGCCGGGAGGCTGCGACCCCCGGATTTGGTGGTGAAATTCATGTCCATCTGCATAACGTTGTTACGCAGAATCCCCGCGAACTGGCGAAACTGGTCGGCGAAATGGTCAGGGCAGAACTGGAGCGGCGTACCCGTGCCGGGCGTGGCAGTTTTTACGATAAAGATTGAGGAGTCATGGCCATGATGATGATCTACGGCATGTTTGTTTTTGAGCTGCGCACGTTGCCGCATCAGCAGTTACAGCAAAACAAAAGCTGGCGACATGTGAAAAACGAGCGCGTTAACCGTTCAGCAAGCTGGCAGTATATCGGTGCAGGTGATGATCGCATCGTTCTTTCTGGCGTGCTTTATCCTGAGATTACAGGCGGCGAAGTGTCGCTGTCGCTGCTGACCACGCAGGCGTATGCGGGACGCCCGTGGCCTCTGATTGATGGCGTCGGGCAGATTTACGGCATGTATGTTCTGACCGAAACGAGCACGACCCGCTCTGAACTGGATCGCTACGGGAAAGCGAAAAAGATAGAGTTTTCCCTGACCCTTGAACGCTGTGATGAGGATTTGCGGGAACGCCTGCAATCCTCATCGTTCAGCGATATGCTGTCCGGCCTTAAAGATAAGGTGACAGCATCCCTTAACAGCGCGACCAGTTCAGTTAAAGGGTTGTTCTGATTTAATGCAAAACCGCTAATGATCAGATTAGCGGTTTTTTGTTTCCTCTGGTCTTCTCTGTTGTTCCGGTTGATTCTCCCGCGGGGTGGTAACGATAAATCGTCGATATACCAATACCGTAAATTATGGCCAGTTGTTTTCTGTCATGGCCGTTTTTAATCAGCCTTGCTATTTGCTCATGTTGCTCTTTTGTCAGTTTCGGGCGACGCCCACCAATGCGCCCCTGTGCGCGTGCTGCTGCCAGTCCGGCCAGTGTTCGCTCAACAATTAATTCACGTTCCATTTCAGCCAGGGCGCCCATCACGTGGAAGAAAAAGCGCCCCATTGGTGTACTGGTATCAATTGAATCCGTCAGACTACGAAAATTGACACCTTTTTCCCGTAATTCCTCAATCAGTGTGATCAGGTGTTTCATGCTTCTGCCCAGCCTGTCCAGTTTCCAGACAACCAGCGTATCGCCTTCTGACAGCGTTCTGAGCAGTTTTTTCAATCCCGGTCTGGCTGATTTTGTTCCGCTGATTTTATCTTCAAAAATCAGTTCACATCCTGCGCTATTGAGCGCATTGCGTTGCAAATCCGTGTTCTGGTCATTTGTTGACACGCGTACATAGCCAATCAGCACGTTGAATCTCCCGCTCAAAAGCACAAATCATGCCATGTGGGCCAGAAACGACCATTATCAAAAACCTCGGTTTACAGGAAACAGTAGAGTTAGCGGCAGGGGCGGTGCCAGCAACACGCAAAGTAAACGGGCGTGCGTTAACCAGTGATATAAATGTTACTTCACAGGATATTTTTAATGGGCAGAGCATTTCTATTGGTGCTAATCAAAACTTAAATGATTATATGACTCCTGGTCTGTACCATCAGTCGCTTAACGCTAATACAAGCTCTGCATTAAACTACCCGGAGAATAACGCCGGAAATTTAATTGTGTTAAAAAATGCTGGCGTAAAACAAATTTATCATGTGTATAACTCCTCAAGAGTGTGGTCACGTAGCAAATATTCATCAGAACCATGGACCCCGTGGGCACGAGAATATAATTCACAAAGCAAACCGACCCCGGCAGAGCTCGCAGTATTGGCATTAGCTGGCGGTAGCATGTCAGGGAGTATTAAATTTATAAATGATTCCTTCCTGATTTGGGAAAGAAACACCGACTGGGCGAAAATCGGATTTAAAAATGATTCAGATTCCGATACTGACTCATACCTGTGGTTTGAAACTGGTGATAATGGCAATGAATATTTCAAATGGCGTATCAGGGCTGGAAGCACAACAAAAGACCTGATGTTTTTGAAGTCTGATGCGCTCAGAGTCACTGGTCAGGTTATACCATCTAATTACGGTAATTTTGATTCCCGTTATCAGGCTAAAAATACCGCGTCCAAAGCGGCGAATGGCTGGCATAAAGATGCCTCTACGGGAGTTATTACACAGTGGGGATATATTTCTAACGCTGGAGCGGGATTAACATTTCCGGTGGCTTTTCCATCCGCCTGTGCCAGCATAACAATCACTAACGCACACGGGCGATTTGACTACAGTATTGCTGTTAACTCACTATCCAGAACCGGGGCGAAATTTAACAGCGAAGGTAATGGCAATATGTACTGGACAGCTATAGGTTACTAATATGACGATTTATTACAGCCCATCAACGAAAGGTTTTTACGACGATAAATTAAAAAACGACTACCAGAATAATGACTCATGGCCAGAAGACCTTACTGAAATATCAGAGCGATGGTATAACTATCTTTTGCAAAAGCAGTCAGAAGGAAAAACCATCAATATCAATGAATATGGTCAGCCAGTAGTGACAGAGCCAGAGCCGCCAACTCAGGAAGAGTTAACAGGACAAGCAGAGAGGCAAAAATCTAAACTTCTGGCGGAAGCGGAATCTTTTATATTACCACTGGAGCGAGCCGTAAAACTGGGGATGGCTACTGATGCTGAGCGAGAAATGCTGGAGTCGTGGGAGCGTTACAGCGTTCTGCTCAGCCGCGTGGATACGGCAAATCCAGAATGGCCACAAAAGCCTGAATAAAAAATAAGGCCCGAACGGGCCTTCTCTCATTCTGGTTGTTCGGGGAACGTGACTGGCAGGACGGAGGTATCCGTAGACTCTACTTTCTGCGCGTAGAGCAGCCACTCGGTCAATTTTTGTTTATTCTCAGCAGAAATAATTCCAAGTCGTAGCTGAGAATCCCATAGCTGAGTTTTATCTCTGACGAGTTGTAACAGGTTTTGCTTCTCATTTTCCGCCTGTTGTCTCTGTTCTTCTTCGGTATATTCCCGCTTTATCACTGCGCCATCTTTGAACATCCAGTTACCAGAAATATCGACCCGCCTATTGGCTGTAATATCAGGAACCTCAACAACGCTTAAACCTTCAGGATTAATTGTCGATACATCCTTATCTACAGCCACAATGATTCCATCGGCAGTGTAAGCAATTTTTATTGTATCTTCCTGAAAGTTTTTCTGTTCCTCATACCAGTTTCTACCGTCATCAGAATACAACCAGACAACGCCAAATTGTCGTGTTAATTCATATTGTTCTACGGTTTTGGGGTTTCCTGCTTTAATATTTTTTAAATGCATCATAATTAAATACTTCCCGCATTATACCAGGTGCCATTGATACAATATTGCACTGGCCTTGCCTGTGTTGTATCAATAAGTTCATCTTTGTTTGAGTTAACGGAACCTGTAACAACGTAACCAGATTTATCGCCCCAGCCAGGACCATTCCATGTTTGCGCTGATGATTTTGTACCTAATCGAATACCTGTAATAAATCGTGAATTACATTCCGCTTTAGTATATGCCCCAACATCTGCTGCTGAAGGTTTTCTGGTTGTGGTGTAAAACTCTGACCAGTCAGCCTCGAAGCCATAACCATCACGCGCTGAACGATAATAAATCCCACCGTTCTTATAATTTACGCGGAACTGTACAGCAGGGCAGCTACCCGCGTTCATATTGAAGTGGAGGATTAATGTCGATGCGCCACCAATATTTGCGTTATATACCCCGCTATTCCAGTTCCAGCCAACAGCTTTATCATTTCCGACAGTGCTTCCTGTTATCCCTAAAGCAAAAGCGGCCTGCTGATTTTTCGTGTTGTAGTCACGTCGCCAGCCAGGTAAATACTCTGAACCGTGGTTAATATATATAAATTGTGCATTAGTGGTGCCACCACCGCTAGAGGTACTCGGTGTGGTTATACGAATGGTCATGGCGCCTTTATTGCCCATAACTTCAATAACGCAACCCGCAAGGTGAATAAGTCCACATCCGGTGTCAGTAATAATTTTATTATTGCCGTATGACCATGAGCATTTACACAGCCAGTATGGATGATTGAAAGCCCACTGAGATTCCAGCCATTCGATAAATTGTGCCGTTGTCCAGTTCCCTGCTCCTGTGCTGATAGAGCTATGAAAAGAGCGGCAAGCACCTATTGTTTGCGTAAATTTATCTTTGTTTGGAATATCTGCGCCGTTCTGGTTTTTCTGCAATGCGCCAGCGGCCTGATTTACCGTTTCCTGCAAACCGAGGTATTCGATAACGGCGGAAACGGTCGCTTGAGCCAGAATATCCCGCCCGACTTTTGTCAGAGTTGCCAGGCTGGCAGTGTCATTCCCCGTAAAATACGGAAACCTGTCTGCCGCAGTAGCAAGCCCGGCCAGCGCCGTCAGGGTGGCGTCTTTCGGCTGCTTGCCCGCAAGCGCGTTGGTCATAGTAGTCGCAAAGTTCGGGTCATTGCCCAGTGCCGCAGCCAGCTCGTTCAGCGTATTCAGTGCGTCAGGTGATGAGTCTACAAGTGCGGCAATCGCGGCCATAACGAACGCCGTGTTTGCTATCTGAGTATTGTTAGTACCCTTTGGCGCAGTTGGTGCGGTTGGCGTTCCGGTGAGTGCCGGACTCGACAGCGGCGCTTTCTTGTTCGTTTCATCCATTACCGTCTTAACAGCTTTTGGCGTCGCAGCCAGCGTTTCAGACGGGCTGTTGGTTGCACTACTGAGCTGGACAAGGCCTTTTCGCGCTGTGGTGGCGTCCTGTGCAGTATATTTCCCGTTAGCAAGGTCATAGGCGGCCTTTACCGCTTTCGGCGTTGCCGCCATCGTTTCAGACACGCTGTTAGTGGCGCTACTGAGCTGGACAAGGCCTTTTTGCTCTGTGGTGGCATCCTGTGCGGTATATTTCCTGCTAGCAAGGTCATATGCAGCCTTTACCGCTTTCGGTGTTGCGGCCAGTGCTTCAGACGTGCTGTTGGTCGCACTGCTTAACTGAGTAAAGCCTTTTGCGGTCAGCGAGGCATCCGGGTGACGTCGTGACTGTTCATGCTCTTTTAGTTTGTCATCCACGTAATCCACTGTGGCCATCACCATGGTGTTATCCACGGTAAGCGCCACGGTGGCCGTGCTGGATACGGTCAGGATGGTGCGAAATGTTTGCGCACGCCCGGACCCTTCGGCAACGGTTGGCTTGTAACTTTCGGCAGTATTGCCCACCGCGATTAAATCGCCGTGCTCATCAAACACACCAATTTCCCGGATCCAGAATCCGCCCGTTTCTGGAGGAATAACCAGCTCCGCAATAATGCGGTTCTGATGTGTTGCGTCCAGGAAGACGCGATTAACGGTATGTCGCCACACCTCATGCACGAGACGGGTCTGCTTACTGTCTGGCGTGGGTAAAGTACCGCCGCCGTCACCCACGGCCATATGTGTCAGGCGGACGGGTTTGCCATCTGGTGCGGCTGCCTGTGCTAATTTTTTTGCACCCGTATCGGTGATAACGGTTTTAAATTTTCGTGTTGTGGTGCTCATGCTTAATCGCCTGGATAAATGGTAATAACTTCACCGTCATAAGTTGCCGCCGCTGCGAAAATATCCCCCGGGATTTCCTGAATGATATTCAGCCCTGTCATGTGGCGGCTGATCGGGCGGGCATCAGCAATCAACCGCTCCATTTCCAGATACATTTCCTCCGTCACACCGCTGTCCAGCGTGCCGACTTCAACGGTAAATGTTCCCGGCTCTCCGCCGAACTCCCACCACTCAGACACGCGAATGAGGTATCCCAGCGGCTCAATGGCCCGGCGCAGTGCGCTGATGGTCCCCTTGTGTCGGTGTATCAGCCACGCATCGCGAATCACCTGGCGCTTTGTTTCCTCCGGCCAGTTGCGGTCCCAGCGGTCAACGGAAAACGCCCAGGCGAGATAAGGCAGCAGATGCACCGGGCAGGTGTCCGGCGACCACAGCGTGTTGAGGTCTACCGGGATGTCTGTAATGCGCGTTCCGACAGCTTCGGCACAACGCATGAAACTGCTGGCTGATGGCGGTAACAGTGAATTACTCATTGCGCCCACCTTCGCTGATGGTAAATGACTCACAGCGCGCCGCCTGTATGTCGCTGATGGCCAGATTCTGGGTGGGTTCGATTATCTCCACGCGTTGCACGCCGTGCACATGAAGTGCGGCAGCAATGGCGGACAACGCCACGTCCTGACCGATAAGCCCCTGTTCAGCCAGCCACTTCCTGAATGACGATTCCGCCGCGGCCAGAATAGGTTCGGATTCCGGGCCGGGGTAAAAGTACAGTTTTGCATTCAGCCGCCATGTCACGATTCTGGCGCTCTGTACGGTCAGGCGGTCGGCCACCGGGCGGGTGTCCTCCGCGTTCAGAGCAGTGCGAACGGTATTGAGCAATGCCTCCGTTGCTGTGCCGTCACCTTCAGTGGACAGGATGGAAACCGTCACATTTGCCGGAGACGGACTGATAGCCCGCGCATCACGCACCAGACCGCTGGCACTGCGGGCAAAATACTCGTATGCACCTGACGGGCCAGCAACGCTCAGCCCGTCGTACGCCCGCTGCGCCCGCAGTCTCAGTGAGGTGTCGCTTTCCATCACCGCGTCGGTGGTATCCGTTGCCGGAGTGATAACCAGGCGCTTTGTGTTCATATTACCCGCGAGGTTGTCCAGGTCTGTCCCGGCGCTGTGGCTTAACATGCAGGCGCGTGCGCCCTCGTTGACCCGCTGGCGTAACAGCATTTCACGAAACGCTGTTGTCTGGGCGATAACGTTCAGGGGTTCCGATTCCAGCTCCAGTGCGGCGGAGACTGCTTCGCGCTGTTCGGCGGGATAAGCCGCAATCATCCTGGCCTTTGTGTCAGCCAGAATTGCCTCAAAATCAGGCTCCGCGATGATGGCGGGTTCCGGTAACTGTGAAAGGTCAACGGCAGGCATGATTTACTCCCTCAGCGTGATGGTTAATTCAACATTCTGCATGGTCTGAATGACAGTACCTGATAGTGTCACCCCGGCGCGGCCTCCCGCCTTCCAGACAACATCAATGGCGTTCAGGGCAATGCGTGGCTCCCATCGTGTCAGTGCAATCACAGCAGCGCTCATGCATTGCAGACGCGTAGTGTTATTCATGGGTTCGTCAATCAAATCAGGGACAAGACTGCCATATTCCCGTCGCATAACCCGGCTGGCCAGCGGGGTGGTCAGGATGTCCCTGACTGACTGTTTCAGGTGCTCCATATCGTTCAGGTTTCCCGTCCCGTCCGGGTTCATTCCTGTGTAGCGGGTTGTCACTGCGGTCCTCCTGTCGAATCGCTGCCACCTTTAACGCCACCGTGTTTATGCGTATGCACAGTGATGCCGTTTGAGGTGAAATTGCCGCCGCTGTGCGTGATATTGCCGCTCATCTTTCCCCCTTTTGTGACGTCAATCTCGGCTGTTTTCAGAAGGTTTGTGCACTCCACGACAGGTGTGTCCAGTTTCACGCTGACGGATGCCTGCAGGGTGGCCGTTTTCATGCCGCTGGCGCTCAGTGCGCCTGCGTCCGCGTCGTAGCAGAACACCGCGCCATCCGGCGCGCTGACCACGATTTCTTTCAGGTTTTTTCCGGGGGCCGGAATGTCATCGCTCCACAGGCTGCCAATTATCATGGCTGTTTCCGGGTTGCCGCCGATGCAGGCAATTGCCACCTGTTCGCCCACTGATGGCGGCAGCCACACGTTGAAGGCTCCCGCGCGCGTGGTGTTCCAGCGCAACCAGCCTGTTTCCAGTCCGCCGCTGAGGACCCGCACGCACCAGGATTTCTCATCAACTTCAGAGATGATCCCGGTGCGGATGATATTGCTCAGCAGTCTCATAAGTTCTGCGTTCACTGTACTGCCTCCGCAATCCGGCCCAGCACCGTGTTATAAATCAGGCGCTCATCCGCCTGACTGATACCCAGCAGCTCACGTACCGGGTAATCGGTGAAAATACCCGGCGCAACCTGATCGCGTTCACCGAGCTGATGAACGCGTGCAATACGTGCGGCCACGCCGCTGTAACCTACTGTCACACCGGAGGCATCCGCGCGGGCTTTCAGGTAACGGGCGGTGCGCAGTTTTACGAACATGGGGACGTGCTTTGTGCTGTCCTGGTTGATACGCCGGGTGCGTATTTCCAGAAAACGGTCGATGTCATCCCGGTAAAACGTGCGGATATTGTTTTTATCCTCATCCCACCCGGTAATAGTTCGCCCGTATTTCCCTGTGTCGTGATGCCAGTTTTTCAGCGTGCGTGTTTCGTTATTCCAGATAAAGCGAATGCGCTCCTGTATCCGGGTTACGCGGCGTCTGCGTGGTGTCCATGCGGTCCCGTCCGGTGCTTTCTGTGACCGGATGCGCGCCTGCTGGGCGCGGCGTAAATCCTGTGCCAGCCTTCTGGCGATGTTATTGATGGCCTGCTGATTCAGGCTGTCGCGGATAGCCTCGAAGGTTTCATCCGCGCGGGTGAATGCCTTATCCATCGCTTTCGCCCCACGTCACATCCTGGAATACATGTGACCAGTCGCCTTCGGAAGAGGGCATGCGGGGTTTTGGCTCCGGCAGGTGTTCTGCCTGCGGTGTGCCCTGACTGCTGCGCGTGACGCGAACGCGCTCCCGCAGGGGCAGCGTAAACAGGATGTCGGCGCTGTCATCGTCATTAATAACGGCGGAAAATTTGATGTCCTGATTACGCTCAGGGTTGAGCAACAACTGTGGCTGATTCTCCGACAACCACGCCAGCAGCGGCAGCGTCAGGTCGTCAAGCTCCCCGGCGTAATCCATGACAAACATCACCATCTGATAGCGGTAAGCAAACGAGGGAGTTTCTCCGGTCGTTTCAATGTTGCCGCTCTCCACGAAAATGGTGAATTTCTCCGGGTTGGCGTGACACCATCGACATGAACGGGTCATGGCTTCACGCAGGGAATCAGTTTTCAGCATGGCTGTTGTCCTCGTTGTTCAGTCGTTGCAGTCTGCGCTGCTCCAGTAATTCAATGGCCCGTTTATCTGTGTTACAGGTTTCCAGTGCATCCAGAAGGCGGTCGCCCCATATACCGAGGTTTCCCCAGGTGGGAGTATCAGGGAAGGGGGGAGGCGTTACCGGTATGGTCAGCGTCTGCGGTATAAGCCGGACTGACGGCGCTGGCAGTGGCGCGTTCTGCGTGCCTGCGCAACCTGTCAGTAAAACGAGCGTCAGGCAAAGCGTGGGCGCATTCATCTTTTGCAATATCGTTGCGTAGTTGTTCACGTCTGGCCTCTCCGTCCTGATTGCGTTGCTGATTTTCCGCGCGGAGTTGTGCCAGTACCTGCTGCAGATCCTGTACCCCGGCGCTGATGATATTCATGGTGTCGACGGTACTTCTCAGGGTGCTGGCCTGCGCTTCGTATCTGGCGTTCTCCCGGCCCAGCGACCACGACAGACGCATGGATGCTCCCCATGCGGCAATCAGAAGAAAAGCGACGCCCAGAGAAGTCCATAACCTCATGCTGCCACGCGTTCCTTTATCCAGCCGTAGACAAACGACTCGTTGGCTTCGCGTTTTTCCGCCAGCTCCAGATAGCGTTCACCCTGTGTACAGTTCAGTGCTGCTAACATCACCATCTCGCCGTCCCTACCGCGTTTTTCCAGATATGCACGCAATGCGTTAATCGTGCGTGGGCCAGTGCGTCCGTCCGTGTCCATATCGGGATACAGTTTCCCGCCCTGATTGAATGCGTTCAGCCAGCGCTGCAGCATTCTGGTTGCCACAGACGGCCCCATATTTACTCCGGTGTCACACAGTTCTGCGGCAATATCCGGGGACAGCTTCGCTATCTGATCAAAACGCGGTCCGTACCAGTAATCAGCTTCAAGGATTTCCAGTGCTTGTCCGCGCGTTAAATCACGCATATCGCCACGGTATCCGTGCGCCCGTGCCACCTTTTCAGTGATGCCCCATTTTGTCGGGCCGCCTTTGTCATCCGGGTGATTGACGTAGCCGCCTTCTTTGCCCAGAACGGCATCAAAAATTTCGTCTTTCGATTTCATTTCGCCACCTCTGTGAATGATTTTTATGGTGATTACCAGCTTTAAGCCTGAGACTTATTCATCTCCCTTTTGGGTTATGCGGTTAAAGGCGGCAATGATCTTGTCGCGTGCTTTTTCTGCGCCCATAAAACCGATAGATGCGCCGAAAAACGTCACGGCATCTTCAGGAACTCCGAAGAAGCGCAACGACCCGGCCACGGCCATGGCAAGAACGCCGCACGCCAGCGATCCCGTTACGGTCTGAACCAGCGTTCGTCCGTCATAAAGGCTCATCAGCGCGGAAATGCTGACCGCCGCGCCTGCTGCGTACACCGTTGGCAGGTGGTCAAAGAGCCACGCAATAACCTGCTCTGTGATCCCTGTTTGAATGGTGCTCACTACTACTCCCCCCACAACTGAATCATTTCTCGTTTCTTCTTCTCCGGCTCCGGCATTTCCACTTCCTGCCCGGCTTCCAGAAACACCTGTCGGCAGAGTCCGGGGTTGGCATCCAGCACCTTTTCGGTGACGCCCTGCGTCGTGCCGTAGTACCGGAAACAGAGCGAATCCACGGTGTCGCCTGCCAGTGCCTTCACTTTCATCAGCACAACTCCGCAAACATTCGTGGTCTTCCCAGAATGTCAGAGATGGCCCAGCTCACATCGCGCCACAGGTCCGCAGCCTGTGCGTCCAGTGCATCTGCCCGGCGCTCGCCCTTATCCGTTGTGTCCGCATCGCGGTAACGCTCCAGAATCAGGGCACGGGTGGCGGTGTAAACCGCATTGCGCCAGTGCCAGAGATTGACGCTTTCTCCGTTAATTAATGGCGCCGGGACATCGGCCAGTGTTTCGTGTCCGGCTGCCTGCTGTTCCTGCTGCCACGCTTCCAGCTCACGGGTAACGTGGGCCACCGCCCCGGTGGCGGTATGCAGCAGGCGGGAGGTGGTCACGCGGCCCGGCAGTCGTACCGCCAGACGCAGCTCACGCAGCACAATATCCGGCCAGAATGCCCCCGCAGAAATACGGGTATCGCCATCATCGGTATCAGTGATGTCATCCTCTGCGGGGCGGGTTTCGGTTCTGGCAACCATACTCATGGGGTTCACTCCTGAAAAAATCGGGCGGTGGGTGCGTGGTGTAAACGGTCACGGAGTCAAACCGGAACACCGCGCACGCCGCCCGCTGACGGGGTCAGTCGTTAACCGCGCTTCGCCTTCTGCGTCGCGGTGGTTTTTCGTGTTGCAGGCTTCCGCGTTGTCTTTTTACTTTTGCTGCTTTCGTCCTGCGCCTGCGGTGCGCAGGCAACTGGTGCGGCTGCGGAATCGGCTTTTTTCAGGGCGCGGGAAAGGGTTGCAATCTCGCGTTTCACACCTGCGTTCGGGTTCAGGTGCATCGCTTCGCGCAGCAGCTTCAGTGATAAGGCCGTGTTGTTTGCATCGGTCAGACCACGACGGGCAAAGGCGCACGCCTTGCATAATTTGGCGCGCACTTCGTCCGGCATGTCCTGGTCGGTGACAATCTCCCGGAGGGTGTCCAGTGGTTCGATAAAGGCTGACAAATCCGCGTCGGCATCCGTCCCGGCCTGCGTCAGTACCGGGTTGCAGATTTCTTCGGTCAGCACTGTGGCAGCAGTACGGCCAAAGTTATCCGGCATGATGAGGTTGTGACGGACCACATACGCACCAATACGCAGCGCAAGCGGAAGATCGCCGCAGTCAATCGCCCACACCATCAGCGTGGCAATCACTTCGTCCTGTTGCCCGCCGTCAGCCTCCAGCGTTCCTTCAATCCAGCCGGAAAAGTCCGGCAACAACTCTTTTTTGATGGCGGCTTTGGCGCTTCTGGCCTGTACGCCCTTAAGCCGGGCCTGTGCCAGACGCAGACGATACAGCACCTCTTCATGCGCAGTACGCGCGGCGTGGTCCACGCCTTCATTCGCCCGGCCTGCGCGCTGTGCCATCACGTTCTGCCAGTGTTGTTGTGCAGGAGTAATCATTTTTTCTCTCCGTTACAGGCGGGCATGATGCCCACCGTGAGTTGATTAGCTGTCGGCGAACTTCAGGCCAGTGACCATCGCGCACTTGCCGTAATCCTCAACGACATAGGCATCGTTGATGGACTGGTAGGTGGCGATGCGGTTGTATTCCGGCTCGTCTTTCATCAGGCGACGCATTGTTCCTTTCTGCCAGTAAATTGACAGGTTGTTGAACGAGGTGATAAGCATCGTTGCATCCGGGAAGAACGGCGCAAGGAATACATCCAGCCCGCCAATGGCGCGCGATGACAGGATGAGCTGTCCGGCAAGTAATTCCGCATTGGGATTCTGGCCGCTGATGCTGTTCAGCACGGGCAGACGCAGCGAGTTAAACAGGTTGCGCCCCATAATCACCACGAGGTCGTCAGCTTCCTTGTGCCATTCATCCAGCAGGGATGAGCGCGCGTCCTGTACCAGTGCATCAGCGTTAGCATACTTACCTGCGTGCGCCACGGTGTTGTCCATGTTGCGGGAGGTCAGCGTCACGTCATTCATTACGCGCTCGCTGGCGTCGGTTCTGATGTGCTCCAGCCATCCCACGTTAACGTCCTGAAGCAGCTTGTTGGTGCTGAAGTTGGACTCATCTGCGTGAGACGTGCCGTTGAAACCGATCATGATGCGGTCAAGCGCCACCTGCCGGGCAATCTGTGTGCTGACGCGGGACTGAAAATCAGGGTGTGCCGCCCAGGCATCAAGCTGCGGATACGAAATAAACGTGTCGTAGTTCACCTGTTCGCACTGATATTTGCGGTTTTTCAGATCAACCACGTTATTCGGGTTACGGCGTTTTGTGCCGTCATAACTGGTATTCGTGCGCGCAATCGGCCCGGTGGTGTCCAGGAGGATTTTTTCGCCTTTCTGGTCGGTCACACCGAACACGTTAATTTTTTTTGTAAATTCAGTGCTCTCCTTTACTGCGTTTTCAAAACGCTGCTGCACCGAGGGTTCTACGGTAAATCGCGATACCAGTGCAGAAACCGGGATATTGTTAAGCGACGCCTGCTGCGCCATATAGCAACCCAGTTTGTTGCGGGTAATATCTGACATCACCAGATTCATAAAAAATTTGCTCCTTTGTCTTATCAGAAGTCAGCCAGCTGGTCGGAGGCTGCGCCTGTTGCGGTGAACCGGTTCTGCGGATCGCCGTCCTGCGTGCGCAGTTTTTCCTTCAGTGCTGCCAGCTCTGTGGTCAGTAATGTGATTTTCTGGCTGTCCTGCTGATGGCGGGTTTCCAGCACATTAAAACGGTCGATAATGTCGGCCTGTGACGTTGCGACGCCTTCCACCGCTTCCTGAATACGGGAAAAGCTGGCGTCATCCGCTTTGCGGCCACGGCCAATAATCCCCATAACGCGGTTAAACCACTGGGTGCCTTCTTCCTGACGTTGTTCGGTGAGTTCGATAAGTTCTGACTCCATAGCGGCGGTAAACATCGCCACGTCTCCCTGCTGACAGTTGAATGTCATCAGTTGCATACGTTGTTGTGCCGCAAAGGCCAGACGTTCCGTGCCCAGGCTGGCGGGGGTGTCTGTCATTGCCAGCCCGCGCAGGTAAGGGCCTCCCGTGATGGTTGACTGTGGTTCCAGCTCAATACTGGAGTAAATTTTTTTACCATCGTTAAGCAGGGACATCATGCGAGCGGTCGGCTCAATTTCGGCATACAGTGCCGTGCGACCTGCCAGCGGGCCATCGGTTATGTCTTCGGTGCTCAACCCCACAACATCGCCCATAGCGGAAAACTCGCTACCGGGGAGTGGTGACAGGATGTGCTCAATATTCACACGTGCACCATAAACGGACGGGTTATAACTGGTGGCGGCAGCTTTCAGCATGTCGCCGTTGATTTCGCGCCCGTCTGCCGTTACACCGGAGACAGCCACGCGAAACTTTTTGCGGGATGTCTTTTTTTCATTAGCCATAGTTTTTGCCCCTCTGACTGGTTCTTCAGTCATGATGGCAAAGCGTAACAGGCTGATACAAAGGGCTTTTGTTGTAAGAAAACGGCCAGAACAGGGGGTTAAGGAGAACGGTTTCGCGCGCGGGTAATCTTCCTGTAATTACTCAGGGGGAGCAATGATTCAGGACGCTTTTGTGCGCCAGCGTGCGCGACAACTTTACTGGCAGGGTTATCCGCCCGCAGAAATATCACGTCTGATGGGAATAAACCCGAACACGATTTATGCGTGGAAAAAACGCGACCAGTGGGATGAAACGCCACCCGTGCAGCGTGTCACGCAGTCCATCGATGCGCGCCTCATCCAGCTCACTGAAAAACAGAATAAAACAGGTGGTGACTTCAAGGAAATAGACCTGCTGACCCGGCAGCTTAAAAAACTGCATGATGCCCAGCCGGATGCGACGGCCACAGGAAAGAAAGGCCGGGCGAAAAAACTTAAAAATCATTTCACGCCGGAACAGATTGCCGCACTGCGGGAAAAAATCATCAGCAGGCTGGAGTGGCATCAGCGGGGCTGGTTTGACTCCCTGACCCTTTGCAGGGAAGCCGGGATACGTAACAGGATGATCCTGAAATCCCGACAGATTGGGGCGACCTGGTATTTTGCACAGGAAGCTCTGCTGATGGCGCTGCGTGACGATGTGGCGCAACCTTACCAGCGTAACCAGATTTTTTTGTCTGCGTCGCGTCGTCAGGCGTTCCAGTTTAAAAGCATTATTCAGAAGGCCGCGGCTGAAGTTGATGTGGAGCTGAAAGGGGGCGATAAAATCATCCTCTCCAACGGCGCAGAGCTGCATTTTCTCGGCACTTCTGCTGCGTCGGCACAGTCCTATACGGGCAATTTTTATTTTGATGAATTTTTCTGGGTCAGTCGCTTTGCTGAACTGCGCAAGGTGGCTGGCGCTATGGCAACCCTCAGCGGACTGCGGCGCACCTACTTCTCCACGCCATCCACCGAAACGCACGAGGCATACGCCTACTGGAACGGCGACCGCTGGAATGAGAAAAAGGCCACGCATAAACGCCAGCGTTTTTCTGTTGACTGGAAAACGCTGCATAACGGGCTTATCTGCCCTGACCGGACGTGGCGGCAAATTGTCACGCTGGAAGATGTGGTTAATCACGGCTGGAAACACACCGATATTGATGAAATTCGTGATGAAAACACCGAAGACGAGTTCCTCAATCTCTATATGTGTGAGTTTGTCCGCGAAGGGGAATCGGCATTTAACCTGAATATCCTGATTGGCTGCGGCGTTGACGGATACGACGACTGGAAAGACTGGAAACCTTTTGCTCCCCGCCCGATGGGGAATCGCCCGGTATGGATTGGGTATGACGCAAACGGCAGCAGTGGCAACGGCGACAGCGGCGCTGTGTCCGTGGTGGTTCCTCCGGCTGTTCCTGGTGGCCGTTTTCGAACGGTGGAGACGCGACGCGTTCAGGGGCTGGAGTTTGAAGAACAGGCCAGAGTCATTGAAGAGTTTACGTATCGCTACAACGTGGAACACATCGGCATTGATGTGACGGGCGGGAACGGGGAGGCTGTTTATCAGATAGTGAAACGGTTTTTCCCTGCTGCTATTCCGTACACCTTCACGCTGTCATCAAAACGGTCGCTGGTACTGAAAATGCTGCAAATAATGCGTGCCGGGCGCTGGGAATACGATCGTGCCGAACGGGAGCTGGTCGCGGCCTTTAACGCCGTGCGTAAGGTGAAAACACCGGGCGGCTTTATCACTTACGAAACGGACCGCGCGAGGGGGATCAGCCACGGCGACCTTGCGTGGGCAACCATGCTTGCTGTCATTAACGAACCGATTGGCGGCGAAGGAGAAAACGAGCGTTTCACGGTTATGGAGTTCTGATGAGCAGAAAAAATAAAAAAGTGCGCATGAGTTCACGCATTGATCTCGCTGATGCGCTCAGGAAAGAATCATCGCTCAGTGCATTCACATTTGACGGCCCTTACCGCCTGACCGGGCATGATTTACTGGACAATATGTACTGTGCCGATAACGGGCGATGGTATGAAACCCCGGTGGACTGGTACGGTCTGGCAAGAGCTGCCCGGCAAACGTCCTGGCATCAGTCTGCGCTTTACTTTAAGCGCAATGTATTGCTCGGCTGCTATATTCCGCACCCGCTGCTTTCCCGGCAGGATTTCTCGGCGCTGGCGCTGGACTGGTTTGTGTTCGGTAACGCATTCCTTGAGCTTCGAAGCAATATGCTCGGCGAACCGCTTAAATTACGGCACGCCCTGGCGAAATACATGCGACGCGGAAGCGATCTTGAATCATGGTGGTATGTGCAGGATGGTAAGGACGCGTTTCAGTTTCGCCCTGGCAAAGTGTGCCACCTGATGAATCCTGACATTAACCAGGAAATCTACGGCATGCCGGAATATCTCGGCGCATTACTCTCGGCCAGCCTGTCTCATTCGGCGGACATGTTCAGAAAACTGTATTACGACAACGGATCCCACGCCGGGTGCATCATCTACATCGGTGCAGCGCAGGTAAACCGCGAAAGCATGGACTCCCTGAAAGAAACGCTACAGGGGGCACGTGGTGGTGGTGCGTTTAAAAACGTGCTCATTCATGCGCCCAACGGGGGCAAAGAGGGGGTGCAAATTTTGCCGTTCCAGCAGATCACCGCAAAGGATGAGTTCATGAATGTTAAGGCGGCATCCCGTGATGATGTGCTGGCTGCGCACCGCGTTCCGCCGCAACTGATGGGGGCGATGCCGGGTGAAAAAAGTGCGTTTGGTGATGTGGAGAAGGCCGCGCGGGTTTACGCAATTAACGAGCTGATGCCCGTCATGGAGGCCATGAAGCACATCAATGACTGGCTGGGCGAAGAGGTGATCCGCTTTAACCCTTACGCACTGTTAGACACCCAGCCCACAGCCTGACGCGCTTCGCTTGTCTGCTGCTTCGCCGGGGCATAAAAAATTTATGCCCCGACTCTCCAGCTCCGTATCAATCAGATAATTTCACGACGCCTTCCAGTTTATCGCCACCATCGACGGTCAGACTCTTACGCAATCCCACCGCGTTGACTGTATGTTCTCGCCGCCTCAGTGCGATTTTGACGGCCTTACCTTTCAACCCATCAAATCAAAAACCCTTACGTCTTTTTCACGCTCAGCGTGAGAAATACAGCCATTCTGTTGTGTCGCTGCGACATCGCTCAGGGAATGCTATTTACCCCCTGAAACGCGGGCTGTTCCCCCGTCACCTGCGCGCAGAAAAAACGCGTTTTTTTGTGCATGCACGGATCCTTGACGGATCCAGCCGCCACGCGGGCCGGAAGGGTAAAAAGTTGTTCAAAAAAATTGTGCAAATTTGTGCACTATTGTGCATTGAAATAAACGCCCTGGAGGAGGGCGTTTTGCTCATCTATTTATAGCCTTGCCCCTTACTGGCCAGCGCCCTGATGGCAGGGCGTGCCAACACCATATTTTGGCAATGATGAATTGCCCGGCAAAATTCATCTCTACCCATTGGATGCTCAACTGGCAATGTTAAATACAGGTTCCATGCATCGCCTAAAAGTTGGGCTATCTTTTGTTCTTCAGATGTCAGCAAGCAAGCGGTATCCGTAAAATAATCATACTTTTCATGTATGTTATTTAACGTCTTTTTCTTAGTGGTATCGGTCATTGAGTCAACTTAATAGCAAATACTTTTACTGGCTCTGGTCCAAAATGTGGATGTGTTATCACCTTGATCTCATATCCCCCATATGGGACATCAATTCTGCGGCTTAAATCGTCGCGTTTCGGATACCCCTTAGTAATAATCAATCGATCATAGCTCTTATCCAATATACGGCGAGACCAGTATGAATTAACCAGGCGATACTCTTCTGTTTTCTCTCCGCGAATCATGGCATCGAAGTATTCACCTTTGACGGCAAGTTGCAGGTTAGCCACGGTTAACCTCCTGAAACGCTTCTGGCATCGGCATCCAGTGAGTCGCCTGCTCAATATCATTACCCGACTTAATCGTTGCATCTCCGCGCTTCTTCATGGTCAGTCGCTTCTCTCCTGATAATTTCATTGCACAAATCCACGCACTCATTGCAGATGTAAACAGACGGTCCGGCAATCACCTTTGTGACTTCGTACTGGGATTTATTGCAGAAGCTACAATAAATCGTTTTCTCGCCTGGAATCCGTGTTTTGCTGGTTTCGCCAGACATCAGTTGCTTGATGTCTTTTTCACGACGAAGAACTATCTGGCCACATTCTGCTATTTTTTGGATGTTGACATTTTCTTCTTTCGCCAGCGCTTCCATCCGCTCAATCAGTCGCTGCGCTTTTTCTCTGTCAATGTGTTGCATTGTGTCCCTCTTGTTTATGTTCCCGGATTAAAGTCATCAGGGCGGATGCGCCCTGATGTTGTGTTATTCGGGAAATAACGCCCGGATATTTCCGGCTAGCTGACTGGTTATCTGTGCGGTGGGCGCTGGCTGTAACATGTGGCGTTCTGCCCTGGTTTGTGTCACTGATAACGCCTCATCATCAGCCCATGCAGCCAGTCGGTAAGCCTCTGCCGGATTCATTTTCAGAAGTGCCAGCCCGGGCAGAAAAGCCACGCGTTGGCCGCTTTTGCGGGCTTCTGGTGTAAGGCTGTCCAGCCAGGCGCATGCTTTGCCTTCGTTCTTGACGGCGGCTGGCTTCAGATAGAAACTTATTCTTCTGGTTAATGTCGCCATGGAGGGTTACTCCTTATCCATAGCGTACAGACCGTTAACCAGAGCAAACTGTGGCACCCCGTCTGTGATGAAATTCGCATTGACTCCATAGACTTCACGGACTGCGGGTGCCACAATCTCCGCTCCTCCACCGACAACCAGCACCCGCCCGTAACCCGAAAAGCCCGCGAGTGCGCGGATCACGCGTTGTTTCAGTGTCTCCTCCTTTTCACGAATAACCGCTATCAGGCTGTTGTAATGCGCGTCATTGTGAATGTGCTGGCGTAGCCAGGCTTCATCGTGACGGTGCTCAATAATGGTATTGGCGATGTGGTGACTGGTACGCATACCGTTAGTGGCCAGCACCGACAGCACGGCATCAGCCATCAGGGAAACGCCTACGTGTGGATCGCAAAACACCTGGCTGATGCCTGCCAGTTGCCCCTGAACCTTTGCCACATCCAGCGTTGTTCCGCCTAAATCCACAATCAGCAGGGATTCAAACGGACTCATGTCAGCCAGTGCCTTAAAGCCAGCCGGAATGGATTCAGGCATAACCCGCACGTTGCGGATAGTGAATGCTTCACCGTTCTGGTACTCCACAGGGCGCAGGACATTCGCTTTTTTGCGGTTGATGTTGGCCATGTCCGGCTGTGCGTTTGTATCGAAATACTCGCTCAGTGGCAGAGTGACAACCACGTCCACTTCCTGTGGTGTGATACCTGATTTGACCAGCGCGTGATGAATGGCAATGACATTCACATCGCTGTACTGGTATTGCGTGTCGGTCGTCTGGACAAAGCGATCGCTGACCGGATCAAAACCATAGCGCACGCCATCAAGCATGTAGTTCGCGGGCTGCGTGCCACCGAACGGCGCAGACCATTCCGACTTGAAGCTGTTCGGGCTGATGGCGTTGCGGCGTTCGCCGTTCTCAGTCCATGCCAGCTTGATGTTGGTGGAGCCGTCGTCGATGCAAATTTTCATGTCGATTTTCCTTATGTTGATTAATTAATCGTTTACGGGATTCTGAAATCCCGCTTTTGCCTGTTTTGTGCGCGTTTCATATATCGCGGCGCGTTTTTTGCTCATTTACGGGATTTGTGAATCCCGTTTCTGTCTGTTTTTTGTTTCCGCTGGTCAGGCCACCGCAGCAGGTCTGCTTTGCGGCGGGCGCGTTCAGTGGTTTCACTGATTCTCTGTGCGTGCTCTGCGTCACGGATGGCACGCAGCATGTCAGAAAGCACGGTAACGGGTGTTTTCATGGTGTTCTGGTCCTGCTGAAGTGTGGATGCCAGGCGTACGGCGGCTTCGGGGTCTGATGCCCCCAGCTGTTCCAGATAGCTGGCGATCGGGTTATGACGGATCTCCGTGCTGCTTACGCCGTGATTACGGCTCAGGCGCTGCCAGAGCTGCGTGATTCGGCTGTCCGGGCGGGTATCCGGTTTGCGTACAATTTCAAATCCCTGCGGTGCAATGATGCTGCCGTCAACGTACAGACTGCCGCCCCGTAACAGGCGCAGCATCTGTTGTTCACCGATATGCAGGCCGAGAGATTCGGCAGACTCCCGCCATTCTTTAGCGAGTAACTCGTGGTTATCAGGCAAAGACCGCGGCTGTTTGCGGCTCTGTGTCCAGCTCTGCATTTCATCACTGTTGTTTTTTGCCTGTTTGTTACGAAGCGAACGCATCAGCGCCCGACGTTCGTGCCGTTTCAGTGAGCGCATCCATTCATCCACATCAACGCCGTCAGGGATCTGCGGCCACGGTGTTGGTTGCTCTTCCGACAGTTCTGTCCCGCTGTTGCCTGTTTCCTGTACACGGGGACAGTTATTGCCACGAGTCCAAGGGGCGGCAGGGCCGCCCTGAAGGTCAAAACCATTTTCGCGGGCGCTGTCTTCCGCTTCCGGTTTACGTCTTACCAGCTTCCAGTTATCCGGGTGCGTGCACACGCGGGAAGATTCCCCGATTTGTGGCGACCAGATCCCGTAAATCTGTACGCTTTGCTCGCCGTAATCGTTCAGCTCTTCTGCGAGGTCGTAGGCGGTGCGAATCAGGTAATCCTTGCGTGGAACAAGTACGCCCCCCTGTTTCTCAATGTAGGTGGCAAAACACCCGGCATCAGCGGCAGCGAGTACCGCATCCATTGCGTCATTTTCCAGACGTTGTGGACCTTCCGGGGTGCGGGCCATCTGACTGGCAAGGCGGCGGAGTTCACGCCATACCTGACGGGAGGGGATACCAAAGAACTGGAACTGGCGGACGCGGTGAAGGCGCGCCCAGCCGATGGCGCGTTCCACGCTCTCGGTCATTGATTTTCCGGTTTCGTGATCAACGCGTGGCTTGCCTGTTTTCGGGTCAATGCCATCCACGGCGCGGCTGTCCAGGTTCTTTCCGATGTAGGTGGCGATGTAGCTGGTCGGCGTACCTTTCGAACCGTCGACGTACTCTGCCTTAAAGCGCGGAGTTATGTCATTGCCCAGCTCGTGGCGGTCTTCGCGAATGGCAATATCACGGGTGATGTCCACGATGCTGTCGATTTCTTCAGGATGTGCAAAGACCATCATGTGCCAGTGCACGGTGCCGTCATGGTGTGGCTCCACCGTGCGGATACCATACCAGCGCAGGTCGTCGCGGTTCAGTTTTTTGCGGACTGCCTTAAAAAAAGTGTTAACCAGGTAATCGCTGGAATCGCGCATGGTGGCGCCGTTCCATTTGGGATTCGGATGACCGTTCTCCGTTGTTGCGTGATATTTTGACGGGCAGGTAACGGTCAGAAATACCGCTTTGTCGCCACGGGCTTCGGCCAGAAGTTCCAGCCCCTTCATGGTGGCCATCATTTCTGCCTTACGGTGGACCGGGTTACTTACTCCCGCGTAATACACCGTCTCAAGATCAATCGTGAACCCGTCTTCATTTTCCAGCATGAAACTTTTCAGGAAATCGCGTGTTTTCTCGCGCTGTGCGCGAAATTCACTTAATGCGTCCTGACTCAGATAGGGGGATGTTTTTCTGGAAACCAGACAGGCAGCGCGGAGTTGTTCCTCTCTCCATTCGCAACGTAAAAGCCACAATTTGCGTTTCCACCAGTCCGCACAGGTCAGGCGGAGGATTGCACCCGGCAGCAGCTCCGTGTCCGGTTCGTTCTTCCGGTCTTTGTCTGTTGTCAGTGCGTCATAATGCGGCGGCACTGTGTGCAGATGTAACGCCATGCGGGCCAGCATCTGATACGCCTTCAGCGTTATATCCATGGTCAGCTCGCCATCGGTCGCGCCAAAGTCATCGCAGAGTTTTTCGAAGGTGCTGCTGAACATCGCCGCTGTCATGACGGCCAGCGTCTGTATCTGGTGTTTGTTGAGCTGCGGCAGGTAAAGTAAATCATCCAGGCGTTCACGCCCGGCAAGGGAGCGATAACCCGGTGTCAGCCAGCGTCTGTCGGTGCGCTCCAGACGTTCGAATATTTTGCGCAGGGTTCCGCGCGCGTAGCGTTCAGCCTGCCAGCTCTTTTTGCCTTTCTGACGATCGGATTCCTGTTTTTTGCGCAGGAAAGAGAGATGGCGGATAAGCGGATCTCGCAGATAGGACGGCAGCAGGCGCAGTGCGGCAATTGCTTCATCCACCGCGCCACACGCCTGTTTTCTGGCTTCTCTTGCCAGTGTGATGGCTTTGTCCTGTTTTTCCTGTGCGTCCAGGTTTTTATTAATCAGATTGCCCAGCGGCGTGGCGGAGAACGCCGCATCAGCCATTTCCTGGCGGCGCTCGTTCTCTGCCCGGTAGGCATCCAGCCAGGAAGAAAGAAGGGAGGGGCGGACAGGCTCCCCCGTTCCCTCGCGACCGACTGCATGGCGTGGTTGTTGCCAGTTTCTGATGTACTCCGTTGCCACGCTGACTACTCCGCCTTGCCGCTCAGTGCATTGTGGCAGACGGTAGCCAGCCGCTGGATTTCCTGCATGGTGCTCTCTGTGCTGGCATAACGGTGTGTTATGCGAATGCTGTCAGCAATTACATCAGCAATCAGAAATGAAGTTCGCTGGTAAATACCCAGTACGGAAGGCGTGCCGCTTTCGATGCGGGAAAGTGTGTAATCATCCTGGCAGCTACCAACCATGTAGCGCCCGTCAATAACAATCTGGCCGTCCGGGAGCTGCTGTTCCGGCAGTGATTTCAGATACATTGCATAGCGGTCGAGAACGCGAATACCAAAATCGCGCTCGGTTTTCAGCAGGTAATCAAAAAAGTCTTCGGCGAGAATCATTGCGGCAATCCTCTTGTTGCAGATGTGCGAAGGCCTCCCGCCGCAAGGTGCAGGAAAGGCCCGGAACAGGAATTAACGGAGTTTGTTTTGCTGCCGGATGAGCTGCTGAAGCCCGACGTGGTTTCCGGCAGCAGGAGGTGCTCATGCTCTGATTTCCCTCAGTAGCTGGTTGAACATCTGGGTTAGTGGGTTGCTACACCCAAACGGCATCGGGTTTACCTGATAAGAAAAGCGACCGCCTGTTTTGCGCTCTTTTCTTATGACTGAACCGCTGCGCCAGAGACGGCGTAGTTCCGCATTAATGGTTGTGGTTGGTGTATTCAGTGCTGCGGCGATTTCTCCACCGCTACAACCCGGATTGGCAGCGATGTAGTCCAGAATGGTCATCTGCGTGACTCCTGTACCTGTCTGATAAGATTCACCTGCACCACGTTGGTGGCGCAGAAGTAAGTACCGTCAGTGAGATAGATGTGATGTGCATCCTTTTCTGAACGGTGTTTGTCGATTGTGGTAATCAGGCGTTCGTCAACTTCGTATTCACGTCCTCTGGAGGTGAAACGAACGACAGGAAAATGCTTAATTGCCATTACGCCTCCTTGGCGTGTGCGAATACCTCCGCGAATGCGGATTGTTTTCACATTTTCTTATTTAACCTGGAGTCTTATTTGCGCGGTTATTCTTCAGTGAAAAAGCGTTCAATCTTTTTTACTGAATTAATAATTCGCATAATCCCAATAGCGCAGGCCACCGAAATAATCAGAACAAGCCATGAGATAAATATACTCATGCAATATTTCCCAGTTTATATGGCTCAATATGGTCCCCGTTTTCTGCGGCGCAGACGAGTACGGAAAGCTCGTCGAGCGCGTCCGGGTCGTCAACGTAAAAAGCCGTGTCGTATATACTCTTGATAGCTCTGGTCAATGACTCTCGGGCTGCGCGTTCAGCATGAGCGCCTGATGCGTTTAAGCGAAAATGAAAGCGCTCAAGTGCTTTATTGACGAGAGTTTTATATTCTTTATCCATCGCAACGCCCTTTAATCTGCCTTCTGAATTTCAGCTTCTGAATCCATGCAGATAATTTCGAGATAGGGTTTATCGCCATTAACCTGACGTGCTTTTTCAGCTTCGCTAATAATTTCGCATACGGGTTGATATGGAATCTCTACGGTCAGGCGTGTGCCGTTCAGATAAATGTAAGTGGCCGTGCTTTTATCTACCGGAACCACTCCATCAATAGCTGATGCGCGCAACAACAGCTCACCGCGAAAATCAATAAAGCGGATAAATACACCCTGAGCATGGTCTTTGGTCATAAAGCACCTGTTATAAATCAGCCTGTTTAATGAAATTCTGTCCGCGTAGCAGACGATCAACCGTGCGCAGAGCTTCGTACAACGTGAAATCCTGTCCAAACTGATTGTCGCCGTTGCTCAGAGCAAAAATGCGGTTTCCGGTAAATGGGTTGCGTTGGCATCTGTGAACCACGATTCCAGCTTTCTCAATCAGCCAGGTGTGTTCACCAATTTGTTTTACGGGATGGCCATCAGGTGTAGCGTGTGTTTCGCTCAGGCTGTAGCGAGTGTTGCTACGTGATGTACTGATAGCGAAACGGTTAGCGTGGCGTTCTACGCCATTACGAAATTTGGAGTATGGAATATTAGTGTTTTTTTTCATGATGATGCTCTGTTCATTGTTTTAGCTGTTAGCCAAAGCGTCTTTTAACATCGCCACAAGGTTTACTTCAGGCTTTTCCATTTTGGCGCGTTTGGGTCGGATAATAATTCGACCGTCAGCCAACATCTTTTTGCATGTATTAAGAGGGATACCTGTTATCTCTGCATATTTCTGCAGGGATACATAGGGGGCATTCACATTGATATTGATGGTTATACCTGACATCCCATTAGCCTCCTGATCAGGAAGATTTGTTTTGTTCTTTCTGGGTTAGCTCTAGGCCGCGAAGGAAGATCATGCGCGCCATGTTAGAGGATGAGCGTTGTTCTTTAGCTGCCATTTCATCAATGACGGCTCGCTCCTCGAGGGACAGCCGAAGTGCCAGTCTTGGACCTGTGGCGGTGTTACGCGGAATGCGTGATCTGGTATCGTGAAGAACTTGTTTCATAGTGATATATTGTGATCATCTAATAGCTCGTGAAATCATTTTGGTATCAAAAAAGATACCTGTCAAGGTTTTTGTATGAAAAATGATATTGGTCAGAGGTTGCGTGAGGAAAGGGAAAGATTGGGACTTAGTCAAGTTGCTATGAGCGACATTGGTGGAGTCAAAAAGCTAACTCAGCTTAGATATGAGAAAGGAGATAGCTTTCCTGATGCTGCGTATTTGGCAGCGCTGTCTCGTTTTGGCCTTGATGTTCAGTATGTTGTGTTGGGAATTCACTCACCTGAAACTTATAACGATGATGAGCAGGAGTTGATTACTCGCTTTCGAGCAGCTTCGTTAGATGTGAAAAACGCGGTGATCGGGGCTTTAAAAGGTGCGGCCAGTGAAAAGGAAACTCAGCCATCAGGACGTGAGTTAAATATTTCTGGCGGTAATAACCGTATCGCTGGGCGTGACTATAACGAAACTAAGGGTAGGTGATAGTAGGGAGGTGACATGGCCGTCAACTCAAACGGTTCAAACAATCGCGTTGCTGGGCGTGATTTTCACGAAAAGAATATTCAGATAGGGCGATATGATGGTTCTCATACCGTCAATATCGCAATCCCTTCGAATAATGATGATGACGATCGCCCTTTGCTTAAGGCTCAGCGTAAGGAGCTAAATAGCTTGGTTGCTGCTATTGCAGAAGCTAGCAATACTGAAGCGTTTATTATTTGGCAAAAAGTACATGCGGAGATTGGTGTAGCTGGTATTGATGATATGACAGTAAATCAATATAAAACAGCGGAGAGTTTTCTGCATGCAATGCTTGAGCGATGTAAAGATCATGATGCCTGTAAGGCTCTTGTAAGTTTATTACTACGTAACAGTGAAGACTGTGGACTTCGACAAAAACTTCTGCGGTATTGCCATATCAATTTCGGTACAGGACGTTTAAACGATCTTACTCGTTCTCAGTTGCAGTCTGCATTGTCGTGGTTAGAGCAACAATCGGTATCAAGCAACACAGAGAATTCGACCTTACCAGAAGTCCGACTTCGTGCTTCAGAATTAATCCGACTTTATCCAAAAGAAATAATATTCTTTATCTGCGTAGGGGGTTTGGTAGGTGGTGCCATTTCTAGGATGTTTTTTAATTTGTAATCTTACTTGAGCTAAATTGAGGTAATGGTATGAAAGTAAAAAAGGTTCAACTATTAGTTACTTTTTTATCTATGTTTTCTTTTTCTGCCGTCGCAATGCCTTTTAAAAATATTGAACGTGAGAGTTTCAATGGGGTATGGCCATTTAATACTGATGAGGTTCAGTTACAGTGTCTAGATGGTAATCCTTATGTGATGAATTTTGACGATAATAAGTTATATGCGCTTACAGGTTTGGCTCGAATAAAAGGTAAAACATTTGGTGCGTTACCGTTAGATAACAATAATCCATTTTGGCTGGATAATGATGCCGCCCCAGGGTTAAAAAAGAATCTGGGAGATGTCACTAAGGCTGCATTTGATTTATGTGATAAGTAACTAAAATGTCGGTTCGTAAGATTCCATCAGGTAAATGGCTTTGCGAATGTTATCCTTACGGGGCATCGGGAAAACGTATTCGTAAACAGTTTGCGACAAAAAGTGAGGCGCTCTCTTATGAGCGCCGTTTAATGAATAGTAGAGTTGGAGACGAGTTTCAAGATGGTTCTGGTCCTCGTCTTTCTGAGTTGGTTGCTCGTTGGTTTGAGATGTACGGTAAAACCTTGTCCTCTGGTGCAGAGCGCAAAGTCAAACTTGAGTCTATTTGTTCTAGGCTGGGAGATCCATTTGCTTCTCAGTTTGACAAAAATATGTTTGCTACTTATCGGGAAAGGAGGTTATCAGGAGAATGGAATCCCAAGGGGAAGAAAAAACTTAGTGAAGCAACCGTTAATCGCGAGCAGTCATATCTACATGCTGTTTTTGCCGAACTGAAGCGCCTTGGGGAGTGGTCTGGTGAAAACCCCCTGACTGGCATTCGCAAGTTTCGTGAGGAAGAAAAGGAATTGGCGTTTCTGTATGTAGATGAGATTGAACGCCTTCTGATTGCGTGTGATGAGTCACGGAATAAAGATTTGGGGGTTGTTGTCCGTATTGGGCTTGCGACTGGTGCTCGGTGGAGTGAAGCTGAAGGATTAAAGCAATCTCAAGTGCTGCCCGGTCGAATCACATTTGTTAAAACTAAAGGAAAGAAGAACCGCACTGTACCGATTTCACCTCAATTGCAGGCTATGCTTCCTAAAAAACGAGGAGCGTTATTTTCACCATGTTATGAGGCTTTTGACGCTGCAATTAAGAGAGCGAAGATCGAGCTTCCTGATGGGCAATTAACTCATGTGCTACGTCACACGTTTGCCAGTCATTTTATGATGCGGGGAGGAAATATTCTTGTGTTGCAAAAAATACTGGGGCATAGCGATATAAAAATGACTATGCGTTATGCGCATTTTGCTCCAGGTCATTTAGAGGCTGCAGTTGAATTGAACCCTTTTGACAATAGAGGGTAA